GGCGTAGCGGAGCGTACGGAGGATCGCCCTCCTGGCCGAGACTGATCGGGCAGCCATCATCTTCTCAATGGCAGGCCCAATCGCGGACCAGTAGGGCGCGTCGGTGCCAGTGATGTCGGACTTCATCGTTCCGATGATCCCCCGCAGGGGGAATGCGTCCGACCATCTCCGAAAAAGGTTGAGGTATTTCAGGCCGCGCCGGCCGTCCCGGTCCCTTACGGGACCTTGAACCTCTACCTTGGCAGGGCCGGTGGTGAAGAACACCTCCTCGGTGAACACTCCACCCTCCTTCAGCACCATGTGCTTGGCCTTGCTGGAGAACTTGGCACCAGACTCCTTGGCACGGAGTTCGTAGCGCTGGATGCGGTCCAACGGGCCCTTCGCTACAAGGTCGTCGCCACAAATGCGTACGGCCAGGCGGGGCTCTTGCTTCGTCGCGGAAGATGCCTTCCACCACGCGAGATTGGCCAAACACAGGAGTGGCCATGTGGTGGGGAGGCCCATGAGCGCGCCGCGTTTGGAGAGACGCACCCGACCAATGTCGGGGTAGTGGAGCCGTTGAGGGCCAATGCAAAGCCTGAACAGGCTGGAGGCCCACTTCGGTAGCGTCTTTCCAGGGGAGGAGTCGAGGATCCCGTCCAAGATCGCTTCGTACGTTTCGAAGCCGATCAGGTCGGTGGCCGTTTTGAGATCGGCCGATAGGATCCAATCGTTCCCCTCATCGCGGGCCCGCGTAGGGTTGAGGTGTTGGTGGCTGGGCTTGAGGAGGCTTTCAACGGCCTCGCGATGGTCCCCAGCCAGCACTTCACGGATGGCGGGATCCTTACGGGTCCCTTCCGTCATCCACCTCCGCAGGTGATGCGCCAGTGCGACGATGGCACCGTTGGACTTGGTCACAATCCTGGTCTTGAAGCCCCTTTCGGAGACGGTGAGGACGTTGGCCGCCGGGTAAGTGTACCCTTCGACGATGTCCTCCACCTCCGCAATGAGGGTCCTTCGGAGCGCCGCGTGTGCAAGCGCTGAGACCTCATCTTCAATCACCGGGTAGCCGGTGAGTTTCTTGAGGTAGTGGGGCGGGGGCCAGAGCCCCTGCTCCGTCAGCGCTGCGCGGAGCCTCGAGCGGAGGAATTCCGCCATGCCTCCCTTTTTCCGGGAGAACTCGAGGCAAGCTCCAGAGGTGGGGTCGAATTCGACCTTCTCAGACCAGGTTGGGAGGTGGCTTTCCGCCCAGTCCCTTGCAAAGGCCCGCAATGCTTCACGCCGGCCTTCGGGGAGCGGGGCGGCTGCAGTTCCAAGATTCTCAAGGTGCTCACGTTGAGCCTTGAGTCCTTCTCGGGTTGCTCTACCCTTGGGGAGCGCCCGGCCGATGTAGGAGAGCTGGACAAGGATGTCCTGCTCTTTATCGGTCATGGAGGGGCCGGCGCGGAGCGCGCGGCCGATCTCGTGGAAGCTGGATTGCCCAAATATGCGGCTGATCCGGCTCCGCGGAACTGCAGTCTTGTCGATGGCTGAGAGTCGGCAGTTGGCGGCGAAATCTTTGAATAGCGCCACCGTGTAGCCGGCGCCTGAATCCTCAATGGATCGGCGCAGCCATCGTTTGAAAGCCACCGTCGGGGAGAAGCGCCCCTCTTCAGATATAGGGCGCTTCCCAAGAGCGGCGACGACGGCGACCATCAGCACGGACCAGAGGTCTTGTGCG